TATAATGTCAAACCGAAAATAGAAAACGAAAATTTTATTATAAATGAGGATTATGACTTTATTGTGGCTATGGATATTCTGGAACATCTTCCGAACCCTGAACCAATTATAGAAAACTTGGCAAAACATACCGAGTGGCTTTTCTGTAATCCTGAATATCTATTTTTTGACAAGTGGAATCCGCAACATATCAGCAAATTTGACTTAACAAAATATTTTATTAAAGAAGAAATTTATTTATGGAAAAGGAGGTGAATAAATGAAAAGTGTTAACAAAGCAACAATTTTAGGAAACATTACTAAAGACCCGGAGTTGAAATATACTCCAAGTGGAGTAGCTGTTACTAATATTTCAGTTGCCACTAATCGGGCGTATAAAGCTAAAGGTTCTGAAGAATGGACAGAAGTGGCGGAATTTCACAGTATTGTCTTTTTCGGCAAGACGGCTGAATTGATTGACCAACTTTGTGATAAAGGAAATAGGATTTACCTTGAAGGAAGGTTGCAAACAAGAAGTTGGGAAGGTAAAGATGGAGTGAAACGATACACAACCGAGATAGTGGCTGAGGATTTTGTCTTGCTTACTCCCAAACCGAAAGGGGAAGCGGAAGTAAAACCGCCAGTTCAAGAGCCAGTAGGAGAAAAGGATACCGCAAAACTGGCTGAAGAAATTTTTGGCTCTTCCGGCTCGCCAGAACCCAAGAAAACCGATGATTTACCATTTGGCGAAGAAGTGCCAAGTGAGCCGACAGAAAAGCCCGCAGAAGCGACTACAGGGGTTGTTGAGCCTGAAATTACAGGAGAACAGTTAGCTAATGATGCGGTTGAGGCTGGTCTTTAGTAATTATAAAAGGAGGATTAAATATGGACGGGAAACTTGATACCGTAGCCTATGGTGAAAAAGCATTTCAGATACATCAAGACGTTCTTATCCTTAAAAAGAGAATGGGAACTTCTTTTGTAGAAATGGGGAAGCTTTTAAAGTTAATTCGGGATTGTGGTTATTACAAAACTCTTGGGTATGATGATTTCCAGTCTTATGTCATCAATTCTGAATTGGGTTTTAAGCGGAGAACAGCTTATTACTACATTGAAATTTACGAATGGTATGTTTTGAAGTTTAAATATGAAGCAGAAAAACTGGCAGACTTGGGGTATGACAAATTGGTTACCCTTCTTCCGATTATTAAAAAAGACGAATTAAATGCCGAAAAACTAATCGAAGACGCTGAGGTTCTTAGACCAGTTGATTTCAATAAAAAATACAAGGACGAAGAAAAACAGGATGGACATGAAGACTATCTTGCACCACCAGAATATTTTAGATGTGGGTGTCACGGAAAGTGGAAGATAGTCGTTCCAGTTGAAGACTGTTGTGAAGAATGGCTAAAAGAATTTTGGGAAAGGTTAAACAAGAAATATGGACAGGAATGATATTTTAGATGCAACCATTTTTGATTTTATGGTTGAAGAAGCTAGAGAGTGGCAGAAGTTTTTGGACAGTAAAAACCAAGGGTATAAAACAGTTGATGTAGACAAGGACAAGAATATTAAAGGTTATTTAGGCCATTGGATAGTGGAAGCAAAATTTAATCAGTTGCGGTTGCCGATAGTTTCGACAAGAAAAATAAAATACACAAGGGGTGATTTAATTGACATAGAATATGAAGGGCAGAAAATTGATGTAAAAACAATTGGAAAAACCCTGAATGAAGACTATTTTTTTAACATTGATTGTGGGGTTTTCCAACATCAAATTAACGAACCAAAATTTGATTTGATTGATTATTTTGTTTTTACAATGGTTTCACCTGATTTTGAAAATGGTTGGATATTGGGAATAATACACAGACAAGACTTTTTAGAAAAGTCTTTTGAAACAAATTTAAAATATAAAGGTCGAGCGGTTAAATCAAACAAATTAAGACCGTTTATGAATTATATTTACAGAGTATGATAAACTATTGACAATGGGAAAAAATACTATTACTATGAAAGAAATATGTTTGAAATAAATAATAATTTACAACTTTTACACAAAGATGCGGTCAGTTTCATCATTGACAACCTTCCAGGTGCGGTTAGCATGGATAGTCTTGTTGGAATGGGAACTCCGTATGATATTGAGTGGAATAACCTAAAAATTATGGTTAAAGTTGCAAGACTTTCAATGAAAAGAAGTCTTGGGTATTACAGGTGGTATTTTGCAGTTAATAAACAGGATAGGGAACTTGCGGACTTCATTATTTTGGTAACTTTAAACAAGGACAAAATTGATTGTGTTTATGCTATCCCGAAAGTTTTCCTTCCAAGAACATACATTACAGTTTCAAGACTTGAAGGGAATAACCGATATGAAATGTTTATAGTTGATGTAAAAGACTTGCCTTCCAAGATAATGGAATTGAAGGAAAAATTACCGAAGTTATACAGAATGAAAAGGAGTGCGGTAAATGCCTGAAGAATTAAAAGATAAAATTTTAATTTGTAAAGACTGCAAAAGAAAGTTTCCTTTTACAATTGAAGACCAAAAATATTTCGGACAAAAGGGATATCCAGACCCGATAAGGTGTCTTTATTGTCGAAGGCAAAAAAAAATACTTAACCTTAGAGATGGGGTTGGAGTAGCCGATGAAATAAAATTTTCTGAGGTTTGCGATAAGTGTAGGCGTTCTTTTTATACTAAATTTAAAAGAAAACCCGGAGAAAGGATATATTGTGACGATTGTTGGAAAGAAATCAAATTCACAAATCCAGATAGGGAAAAAAACGAAGATGTGGCTAAAAGCGAAGCCGAAGTTGATACAAGAGTATCTTGAAAAAGGAATAACAAGGTGTGAAATAAGCGGAAGCAGGTTTATACTTAGTTTTCACCATATTGACAAGCGAAGTAGTCAAGTGGCAGAACACACCTTTTTTGGAACACGATTGTTAAACCAAGAATGGCACGACTTTTGTGAATACAATGAAAGGGCAAACGAAATGCTTGTTAACAAACCGAGAGGGTTTGATAAAGAGTATTTTGAAAAGTTTAAACAAATGAAAAACGAAAAGAAAGAAGAACGTAAAAGCAGTAAAGCGGATTGGAGCAGACCGCACAAGTGTAAAAATTGCAAACAACAAATATCAATGTTGGTGTGCCCCTACTGCGAAAAAATGAGCGTATAGTTTTTTTGGCAGGCACGGTGGTTACGAATGTAACTGCGAGTGTTTTGGGCGGGGTAACACCTTGCCTGTCAAGAAAATTATGGACAATGTAACATTTAATCAGGAATTAATCAGAAGACTTAAAAGTGGTGAGGATTTGATTTTGACGACTGCAATTCCAAATGAGGTAGTTAAAAATTATCCTTCCGAAGTGGCTTTTTTTCAGTACCAGATAAATGTTGCTACAGAGCAATTTAACGACAGAATAAAACAATTAAAGGAAATGGAAGGGAAAAAAGAAGATATGATACAAGTTTTATTAAAAATTAAAAAAGAAAAGGAGAAATACGAATGAAAACACGTTTAGATATTTTAGAACTTGACCACGATTCTGCCCTTACCCAGAAAATTGAGAATGAAATAAATGTTCGGGAACTTACCAGAAGGTCTTTGATATTAAAACCAGGTGAAGAATATACAAAAGTTATCCAAGGGATAGAGTCAAAGAAAAACTTGATAAAAGCCCTTGATGAAGTTTTGCAAATTATTGAAGAAATGATGAAGGAGGAGGGAAAAAATGAAAAAGTATAGTTTTACAAAACAGGAATCCGACAGGCTGGGTGCTATTTTGCAAGTTGCTCAAATTCAAGAAGAAATGTTTAATGCCATAACCGATAGGTATAGAAGTTATTTATTGGTTGTTTTTAAAAGGTGTGGGATAGAACCTGAGATGTTGCAGTTTGCAAATATAAATTTGGCAACAGGGGAATTAACAATCGACAAGCCAGAACCAAAAAAAGAAGAAAAGAAAACAGAAAAAGTTCCAGACAAGAAATGAAATATTTTTCAAAGTCGGCTATATGTAACCAAATGCACAAGCACGCTTCCAAAAAGGAAGCTCAGAGGTGCGATGAATTGACAATTTTAGAAAGGCAGGGTGTAATCAGGTGGTTAAAACAACAGCCAAAATTTACAGTCCAGCCAGGTTTTAGGTTTGAAAGTAAAGCAATCAGGGAAATAGTTTACATCGCTGATTTTTCTTATTTTGATGTCGAAACAAAAAAGCAAGTAGTTGAGGATACCAAGGGATTTAAAACAAAAGACTATATGATTAAAAAGAAAATGTTATTATTTATGTTTAAAGACAGAACTGATTTTCAGTTTCTTGAAAGTTAAAATGAGAAAATTAGGCATTGTTCACTTTGAAACCACTACCGCTTGTCCAGCAAGGTGTACTTTTTGTCCGCACAAGACAATGAAACGTCAAAAAGGTTTGATGTCGCAAGCATTGATTGAAAAAATAATTGACGAATCGTTAGACTACGGAGTTGACGAATTGATGCCTTTTTATATGGGTGAACCTTTTTCGGACTCAAGAATGATTGATATATTAAGGTATTGTCGTGCTGGAATAAAAAAACGTGGACTACAAACAAAGGTGGGTTTTTACACAAACTTAGACCCTCTACCCATTGAAACAATTGACTGCATTTTTGATACTCTTTCAGACGTTCTTGGTTGCTTTGCGATTAGTTTTAATGGCATGACTAAAGAAAGTTACAAAAAAATAATGGGTTTAGAACGTTTTGATGAGAATTTAGAAAAAGTTAAACGTATTATTAAACTGAACGAAGCATTGGAGAAACCAATTGATTTGCAGGTGGGAATGGTTTATTGTCCTGAACTGATTGAAGAAATTCCTTTATTTAGGGAAACTTTTGGAAAGTATAGTGCGGTTTACCGAAACTGGAATTGGGGTGGCAATATGGGTGAAGGCGAACCAAGAACTAAACCTTGTCCAAGGATATTGACACAAATGGTAGTCCTTTGGGATGGTCGGGTTTGTTTGTGTTGTATGGATGCCGAAGGTGAAGTTATTTTAGGCGATGTTAATACCCAAACTATAAAGGAAATTTGGGAGGGGAATGAGGCGATGAGAAAAGGACACGAAAAATTAGAGTTTGATATCCCACTATGTAAAAATTGCAATATGATTTAATTATTATTTAAAGGAGGATTTATGGAAGAAACAAAAAGAATAGTCCCATTCGAAGAAAAAATAGCCATTGGCTTACCAACTGGCTCGGATAAGTTTAATTTTGAAACAGTAGAGTCGCTTTTAAAGATGCTTAGTAAAAGCCCTTGTAATTTTAAGTTTATTAATTCCAAAAAAGTTCACCATATAGCAAGGAATGAAATATTTAAGGAGTTTTTGAAAAGCGATATGAATTATCTTCTGACGATTGATTCCGATATGATTTGGGAGCCAGACAGTTTAGAACTTGCTTACCAGTTAATACAGCACCCGGACGTTGACATTGTAACTGGGATTTACTTTACAAAGGGTGCTCCCTATCTTCCAGTTATTAAAAAATTAGACCTTCAAGCTGGTTGTTACAACATTTACACACAATGGGGTAATGAACCGTTTGAAGTTGATGGTGCAGGAATGGGTTTTATGCTTATCAAAAGAAAAGTAGTTGAAGCGTTAAAACAGCCGATTTGCACCTGGGACGGAGGGTTTTCAGAAGACTTGAATTTCTGTTTGAAAGCTAAAAAAGACTTTGGCTTTAGGATATGGGCTCACCCGAAAATAAACTTAGGACATATAGGACAGATGATTATTACCAGCGTTAATTGGGCTATGCAATATAAACCAGCAGTGGAAGCCTACATAGCTCAAGCTATGGCGGGAACGACTAACTATCTTCAGCAGGAATACCCGAACTGGCGAGAGTTGCTTGGCATTCACCCTTTGCAGTTTAAGAATGTAAACACCGAAAAATACTGGGATGAAGTTTATAAAAGAGAGGGGTTGAGAAATACTTGGAGAACTTATCCAGAAAAATATGACCATATAGCCAAAGAGGTTTTAAAGGAACAGTTTGAATTAAAACCGAATTCAAGAGTGCTTGAATTGGGTTGCGGAGTTGGGATATTTGCAAGCAAATTGAGAGAGAGTTATCCACAGGTTGATTATTACGGGGTGGATATTTCAGAGGAGGCAATCAAGGCTTTGAAGAACGAAGGTTTTGAAGGCGAGGCGAAACAAATCCCACCGATTGGACTTGACACAAGAGATGTTGTCTTGGGTTTTGAAATCCTTGAACACCTTGACGAAGAACCAAGACTGCAAACAATAAAAGAAGTTTCTGAAATAATAGGGGATAACGGAATAGCGGTGTTCAGCTTGCCAGACAATATTCTCGGACCGGAAGACCTTGCAGAACACAGGGTAAAATATACTGCTGAGGAATTTGAAAAGTTTTTGAAACAAGCATTTAAAAATGTTAAGGTCGAGCAAGTCTTAACCAGAATTTCAGATAAACCGACACTCGGCAAAGCACCGTTCTTGGTTGCAGTCTGTAACAATAAGCCAGTTAAAAAAGCTCCGTTATTAAAAACTGAAATCGAGGAAGAAAAATGAAAAAGTTTGTTTTATCAGCGTCAGAATTCGACAGTATAAAGTCAGCCGAAAGACAGGTCGAAGACTGGCAAAGAAACGGAACTTTAAAAGAGGATACAAAGTTATATGTCGTATCAGAAATTTACGATTTAAAATTAAAGTTTGTGAAAAGAAAGGAAAACAAATGAGTGAAGTTATTTTTCTTAAATGTGATACTTGCGGAAAAATCGCTGGTTCAGACAACCACTATAAAGAGGGCTGGATAAGTGTAGATGGGGAAATTAGTGTTGGGACAAAAAGATACAGTGAGAAAAAAGGTTGTTATATTTCTCAATGGATACAAGGTGACAGGAAACACCATTTTTGTTCTTGGAAATGTTTGATGGAACATGATGACAATAATCAAATTAAAAAAAGAAAGGTGGTGAAAAAATGTCAAAAGTAATACCATTCAGGGATAATCCTTTAATTGTTGCTAACTGGTTTAGCAAAGAAACCAGCGAGAATAAACCAGATGAAGGCAAGAAATCCTATTATGATATTTCTGTTTTGGAAGGGAAACTGAGAATCCAATTTAGGGAAGAAAAGCAAAAGACAGAAGAAGGTTCGGTTGAAAGTCCTTGGTTTTCTTGGCTGGAATTTCCGCTTGACAGCCAGTTTGCTAAAGACTTGCTGGTTTTTCTTGCGGATTATGTTCCGACTGAGGAAGAAGGAGCAGTCGAGGCTGGGGAAGAAAACGAGGCTAAATGAGAGGCACTCCCCTTCTCCGAGAGGCAGGGGAGAGGGGTATTTTGAGGCTAAGAGGGGGGACATCCCTCGAAAGAGGGGAGAGCAGGGGGTTATATGAATAAATGTCCAGTTTGCGGTAAAAGTTGCGTTAATAAATATTGTTCAAATGCCCACGAAAAAAAGGCTTGGAAACTTAGAAATCGTGAGAAATACTTGCTTGGGAAGTTAAAATATAGGCGAACACACAAGGAGCAAATTAAAAGTTATAAAAAAATGTATCAGGAGGTAAAAAATGCAAATTAAAGAAGTTCCAATTGACACAATTTTTCCTTATCCAGAAAACCCAAGAGAAATTGAGGACAGCCAGTTTGAAAAACTTCAAAAGTCAATTAAAGAGTTCGGTTTTGTCGAGCCACTGGTAGTGAATGTTCGGGAACATTCAGACTTCAAGCCAGAAGAAAAAGTCCCGACTATTGTTGGTGGTAATATGCGGTTCAGGGCAGCCAAGGCGTTGGGAATGAAGGAAGTGCCGATAGTGGAGGTCAATTTAGACAGGACGAAAGAAATGGCATTGAACATTGGTCTTAATAGAATTGCTGGACGGTGGGATGTCGGGAAATTAGAGAAACTTGTCTATGACCTCTCAAATACAGACCTTGACATTGACCTTGACTTGACTGGGTTGGAAGACTGGGAACAAAAACTTTATAATCCAGGTTCAGAAATAGACCCTGAAGAAATATGGAAAGAAATGCCTGAATATAAAAAAGCTCCCTTTGAAGTATATAAAAGAATAATTGTTAATTTTGATAATGAAAATGATTTTAATGATTTTCAAAAATTAATTAATCAAAAAATGACTTTTAATACTAAATTTATTTGGTTTCCATTTAAAGAAAAACAAGATATAAAATCAATGAAAATAATTAGTAAAAATGAATCCTGAATATCCAGTTTATATTATTTCAAAAGGAAGATGGGAGAGCAGGTTAACAAGTAAAGCCTTAGAGATATTAAAAATTCCTTATAAAATTGTTATAGAACCTCAAGAATATGACCAATATTCTTCAGTAATCGATAAAAATAAAATATTGATATTGCCTTTTAGTAATTTAGGACAAGGTTCTATCCCTGCAAGAAATTGGGTTTGGGAACATAGTATTTCTATTGGGGCAAAAAGACATTGGATATTAGATGATAATATAAGAAATTTTTATAGAGTTTTAGATGGAAAAAGAATTAGAGTTGGGGATGGAACAATTTTTAAATGTGCAGAGGATTTTGTAGATAGATATAAAAATATTGCTTTAGCTGGTTTTCAATATTTATTTTTTTCTGTTAAAAGTAGAAAACCATATATATTAAATACTCGGATTTATTCTTGTATTTTAATTAAAAATGACATTCCTTATAAGTGGAGGGGAAAATATAATGAAGATACTGATTTAAGCATAAGAGTATTAAAAGATAGTTGGTGCACAATTCTATTTAATGCTTTTTTAATAGAAAAAAGGAGAACAATGACATTAAAAGGCGGGAATACAGATGAATTATATAAACAGACAAAAAATTTTGATGGAAGGCTTAAAATGGCTCAATCATTATACGGACAACATCCTGATATTGTTCATATTGTTAGAAAATGGGGAAGATGGCAACATCAAGTTAATTTTAAAAAATTTCAATATAATAAATTAATTTTAAAAGAAAATGTAAATATTACAAAGAATATAAATAATTATGGAATGGAATTAATTAAAATTTAAAATGAAAAATTTTTTAAAACTTATTCAAACGGATACTTGGCAAGGTTATGATATTAAAGACATTAAAAAATTTCTCGGGTCTTCTGGTTATAGACAATTCAATAATTGGTTTTCAGGAAAAACAGGAGGGATGACTGCAGACGGAGAATATTGTGTTTATAAATATGATTTTGAAAAATTTTGTGAGGATTATGGTTTATTAATAGGATAAGTGCAGGTGGTTGCATATATAGAATTAAGGTATATATAGGAAAGGTTCAGAAAAATGAAAAGCCCAAAACATAATTACACGATAATCAAGGAAGAATATATAGCGAACGAAAACGTGTCGTTAAAAATGTTGGCTGATAAATACCAATGTAGTTATGGAACATTAATGGTGAAATCGTCAAAAGAAGGTTGGAGTAGAGAGAAAACAAGAGTATGGGGTAAAGCGAGAGAACAGGCTATTGAAGATGCTGAGGGTTCGGTTAAAGATATGATTAAAAGGCATTCTAAAATGGCAAGGTATTTACAAGGTGCAGGTGTTAAATATCTTAAACTTTTACTTGATGAAGTTGAAATTTTGATGAGAGGTAAAGACGAAGAAGGTGCAAGGAAAGTTTTGAAGTCTTTGATTTTTAACAAAATAATTACTGCTTCAAATTTGGAAAGTATGCTTTCAGAAGGTTTAAAAGCCGAAAGAGAATTATATCCAAAGCAAATGCAGGTTGACCTTGATGCAACAGTTGAAGGTGAAGGATTATCACCAGAATTAACGGAGGTGGTTTATGACGCTCTCAGAGCCAAGCTTGGACGAAAAAGAGCTTCTATCCATAGAAGCAAATCAAATAAAAAACCAATTAAAAAATAGGTTATTACCTTGGGTAGTTGACACAGTTCGCACTCCTAAAGGCGACCCTATGGACTGGAACGATCACCAGTATCTTTTTGATATCTATGAAGACGAATCAAAAGAAATAGTGATAGAAAAAGCTGCTCAAATTGGGATTACTACTTTTGCGATGAATAAGTCGCTTTGGTTTATTGATACTCATAATGTTTCTGTTATTTATACTTTCCCTACTGCTTCTGATGTTTCTGATTTTTCAAGAGCCAGAATAAATCCGATGATTGATGCTTCTCCGCATTTGAGAAGTAGAATGGCTGACGTTGACAGCGTAGGCTTGAAGCAAATAGGAAGTTCATTCATTTATTTTCGTGGTGCTTGGAGTGAAAGACAGGCTATCTCGGTTGACAGCGATATGAATGTTCACGATGAACTCGATTTCTCAAAACCTGACATTATTGATATGTATAAGGAAAGAATGTCCCACTCCAAATACAAACTCTTTCTTGCTTTGTCCACTCCAACTATACCAGAGTTCGGGATAGACTATCTATTCAATCGCTCTGATAAGAAGGAGTGGTTCGTTGAATGTCCTAAATGTAAAAAAGCTCAGATACTCAAGTAGCCTGACTCAATACGTGGGGATACTAAAGAGGCAAGGTACGCCTGTGTTTACTGCCGAGCCACAATAACAGACGAAGCAAGAAGAAACGGCTTTTGGAGGGCTACAGGCGACCCAGCGTGGGGTGTTTCAGGTTATCACATCTCTCAACTAATGGCTCCTTGGATTTCAGCCACTGATATTTTAAGAAAAGAAGAAGCGAGTAGAAATAAACCAGTCGCAAATTTATCAGGGATAAAAGACTTTTACAATTTTTGTTTAGGCGAGGCATACGGTGGCGAAAACCAACCTCTTAATCGTGATATTCTTTTATCTTGTATCCAGAATAAATATGAACTTGAAGAAAGCGGAAGGAATACAATAATGGGTGTTGACCAAGGCGATAAGTTGCACGTTGTAGTCTTTTCTAAGGATAAAAATGGTGATTGCAGACCAATTCACATCGGAATTTATGATGATTTTGGTGAATTGCCAAATTTAATGGAAAAATACGGAGTAACTTTTTGTATTATTGATGCGTTACCAAATAAGCACTCAGCCCGAAAATTTGCTAATATGTATCAAGCAAAAGTTTGGATGGTGTATTACAATGATAATCAGAAGGAATTTGTAAAATGGTATCAGGACGAAGAAACCAAAGAGTATCGGATTACTGTTGGTAAAGTGGAATCAGTTGACCAAATGGCAGATAGGTTTAGAAATCACAAAATTATATTGCCTCGATTAACGGAAAAGGTTGATTTGTATATTCGACACTTATGTAACTGGGCTAAAGACAAAGAAGAAAAGCCCGACGGCAGGGTTGTTTGGGTATATAAAAAGCTGGGTGAAGACCACTTGACAATGGCAACCAACTATGCAATGCTGGGAATAGACAAGTTATCCACAGGCTCTTTGGCTGAACCAACAGGTGAGGATATCCCTAAAAAGGATAGACCTATTACTGCTGGAATATTAAGTGAAAAATTTTAAATAAGGAGCTAAAAGCCTATGGAAGAAATTAAAAAAGGGAAAAAATTTGCAGAAAAGTCTTCACGGCCAGAAATAGGTGCTTCAGGAACTACCAATTTTCAGGGCGTTATTGATTCTGATGAGTATGTAACGAACCTTACTGGCGAACAGTTATATACGACAGTCGATAAAATGCGATGGTCTGACGCTTCTGTTCAGGCTGCTCTTTTAATGTGCGAACTTCCGATTAGGTCGGCTGAATGGGATATAGTTGCTAGTTCTGACAGTCCAGAGGACGAAGAAATTGCAGAATTTGTGAAAGACAATTTGTTTAATGGGTTGGTTATTCCTTGGGAGGATACGCTTCGACAGATACTTCTTATGCACCCTTATGGGTGTATGGTTTTTGAAATTGTTTATGAATTAAAACAGGACGGTAAAATTGGGTGGAGAAAATGGGCTCCACGACTTCCTAAAACAATTCAAAGGTGGTATGTAAATAAAAACGGTGAATTAACAGGTATTCAACAAAGGGCTTATAAAGACAATAATTTTATTGAGGTTGATATTCTTTCCGAAAAACTTATGGTATTTGTAAACCGTAGAGAAGGTGATAATTATCTTGGAACTTCACTTCTTCGACAAGCTTACAAGCATTGGTTCTTTAGGGATAAGTATTACAAAATTGATGCGGTGGCTCAAGAAAGACTGGGGATAGGTATTCCTATCATTACACTTCCAGCAGGATATTCTGATGATGATTATAATGATGCTGAAAATGTTGGGAAAAATTTAAGAGGGAATGAAAAGTCTTATGTTGTGAAAAAGACAGGCTGGGAAATAGAGATGATGGATATGAAGAATAACACGCTTCGCAGTCCTATGGAAATGCTGGAACATCACACAAGGGAAATTTTGAAATCCGTTTTGGCACAATTCATTGACTTGGGAAGCACCTCAAAGGGAAGTTTTGCTCTCTCACAAGACCAGTCGCAAATATTCCTTTCTTCATTGGACGCTTCGGCAAAAATAATCGAGGATGTTATAAATGAAGAAATCAAAAAGCTGGTTGATTACAACTGGACAGTCGAAGAATATCCTAAACTTACTCATTCTGATTTAGGGATAAAAAATATTCAGGAACTTTCAAATGCTATTCAATCCTTAACAATGGCGGGTGCGATTACTCCCGATGTTGGAATGGAAGAATATTTGAGAAGGGTTTTAAAACTGCCAGACATTCCAGAGGTAATAAAAGACGCAAAAATTGAAGCGGAAACTCTGAAAGCGGACATGATTAAAGACCCCTTAACATATAAGCCAGTTCAGGAAAACAATAATCCGAATGACAACAAGAACCCAAACCAAGAAAAGAACCAAGACGAAAAACCAGACAACAAAGAAACTCAAAAACATCACGAAAGAAGACCACTTACAAAAGCCGAGCAGAGAGTTAGGTTTGATGAAATAAACGATTATATGGATAGTGCAGAGTCGGAAATCATTAGGCAAATGCTGTCTTTGCTTAAAAGAGAAGAAACAAACCTAATTCCGATGTTTGCGGAAGCGATAAAAAACAAAGACTTTGCTTTACTCCATCAAATTTCTTGGAAATTAAAAGGTATTTATTCTGGTTTGTTTAAAGAACAGATAACTAAACTTTTTGAGTTTGGGAAACTAAAGGCAAGTTATGAAATTATGAAACCTGCTCCTGCTACCTCGGCAGTCGTAAATCAAAGCATTACTTCAAAGTCTTACTATCTGGCTCAAAGGCACGAAAAGCAAATTCTTGATGATTTGAAGGGGATAGCTGCAGTTGGAATGATGGAAAACGAAGTTGATGTAAACAAGACAATAAACAACATAAAGGAAAGAATGGAGCAATTTTATTCAAGAAATGTGCCTGCGACAGCTTCTTATGTCACGACAGGCGAGATAAACGAAGGCAGAAAATACACTTTTGATGCCTTCAAAGACGAACTTTATGGGTATCAATGGAGTGCTATTTTAGACAGACACACGTGCAACTACTGCACATCTATGGACGGAAGGGTAATTGGGGTTGAGGATAAGGCTTTTTCAGAATATAAACCAGGTGAAGTTCATTTTGGTTGCCGTTGCATTTGGGTTGCCATAATGAAAGAAGAAGTAAGCCCTCCACCCTACACAGGAATACCTGAAATTTTAATACCCCAGACAGAAATGGAGCCTTGGGAATTTAATGATTTGGAATATCCTCTTGTTGGTTCAGGGGGTAGAAGAAAGATACCTTACGGAATAGGAGTTTATAAGGAGCAAAATGCCAAAAAGTAACCAGCAACAGTTCAACCAGTTAACAGAAGATATGGCGGTTATGAAAACCGAATTTAAGAATTTCAATAAAAATTTTGAAGGTTTTCTTATTAATTATCAAAGGTACTGTGAGAAAGTAGACATAGTAGAAAATAAACAAATAGCAGTTGAAACAAAAGTTGGTAATTTAGCTGTGTTTCAATCAATATTTTCAATTATTATTGGTGCTATTGCAACCTACTTAGGGGCAAAAAGATGAATATTATTTTGGATTATATAAGAATGGTTTGTTATGTAATTATTATATTGACAGACCTGAACGGAATTTTAAAAAGAAAATTCTCTAATTCTTTGTTTGTCGGGGATATTGTTATGGCAACTGGGCTTTTTTTGACACTTTTTCACTTTGATTTTTTAAAAAAGGATTTAATGGTTATTACTGATTTTATACTTACGCCTACCGCTATTATATGGGCAGTTGTCCATTTTTCTTCTATGTTGAAATATAATCGTATTGACAAGTATGATAATAACAAATAGTATTTAAGAAAGGAGAATATATGAAATTTCCAGCAGACTTTGATAATTGTGTCCGGGGTGGTGGCAAAGTACGGACTATTGCTGTAAAAGGGCAAGCCGACAAATATATGCACGTTTGTTACCTTAATGGTAAATCACATTCGGGCGAAGTAAAGACCAAAAAAGAGGCTTCTGAGGTGAATGTATATCTTAAAAACCTTGGTTATGTAGAACAAAGTGGTGAATGGGTAATGGGTTCTGAGAAAAAACTGAAATTTCTTATTCCTCAAATAGAACTTGCTTTTAAAGAAGGGAATATCTCTGAAATTGAGATGCTTCACTCTGGTGAATGGGAACACCCTGTTTATGGGATTATTTCCATTTCAGAAGGAGATATAGATAAGTTTATCCAAAACTTCAACGATAAGGTCAGAAAAGTTGATATTGCTATTGACCAAGAACACATGCCAGAAAAAGGGGCTGCTGGCTGGGTTAAAAAAATGACAAAGGTTTTTGAAGATGGTAAAGCAAAACTAAAGGCGGTGGTTGAATGGACTGCTCTTGGAACTCAACTTTTGAAGGACGGTGTGTTTAAATATTTCAGCCCAGAGTTTGACTTCGCTTATGAAGATATGGAAACTCACGAACAGTTTCAAAATGTTTTGCTGGGCGGTGCTTTAACAAACCGTCCTTACTTTAAAAGTCTTGCTCCAGTATCATTATCTGAAAATATGTTTGCTGGATTTACCAGTAATACTTTGAAAGGAGGTGAAAAAGAAATGACCAAAGAGGAACTTAGAGCAAAATTAGTAGAAGACGCTGCCTTTGCTTTGGCTGATAACGCTTCGGAAGAAGAAAAAACAGCCTTTGAAGAAGCGAAAGCGGAGTTGGCTAAGGAGGCTGAGGACAAAGAGAAAGCTGATGCGGAAGCCAAAGAAAGCGAAGAAAACAAAGCAAAAGAAGAAGCTGAAAGGGTTCAAGCATCAGAAAAATTTATCTCTAAAGAACAGCACGTCAAGGAAATGAACGAACTTAAGTCTAAAATGGGTGTTGTAGAGGCAAAATTAAGACTTAAAGAAGTTACCGAAGAAGTGTCTGGATATACGTTCTCTGAAAGCAATCCGACAGGCGTTCTTCTACCTAAAAACCAGAAAAAAGCCATCGAGCTTTTAATGAGTGCTACTCCAAATGTTGCCAAATTGTTCAAAGAGTTTTTAGCGGAACTTCCAAAAGTTTCAACTAAATTATTCCAAGAGCAGGGCGGTGATGGTGGTGAAGCAAATAAAGAAAAAGGGATTGAAACAGAAGTAACCAAAATAATGTCCGAAAAGAATGTTAAATATGGCCAAGCTGTAAAAATTCTTTCCGAAGAAAAACCAGAATTATTTAAATAATTCTGGTAAATAAGTAAATGGAAAAAGTATTATTTTCTAATAAATAAGAAGGAGGTGAAATTAAAATGGCTGAAAATGCAGGACAAACAGTTGTATCTCTTATTGCAGAAGCAACTTTAGCTGCCAAACAGTATTATGCTGTTCAAATGGGTACGTCTGACAGGTATGTTGTTGTTGCTGGTGCTGCTGCTGCCGAAGGTTCTCACGTGCTTGGTGTTGTGCAAAACAAACCAGCTGCAGGAGAAGCTGCTGCGGTTGCGATTGGTGGAATTTCAAAGTTGGTAATGGCTGCAAATTGTGATAGAGGCGAAAAAATTAAATCAGACGGAACAGGGAAAGGAACCCCTGTCGATGCAGACCAAAAGTCTGTTATTGGAATTGCTTTAGACAGCAATACCAGTGGTGACGGAGCAGTAATTTCTGTTCTTTTAACTCCGGGTGGAGTGGCACAAGCTGATGAGTCGAATTAAGGCTCAAATTATAAATTGAAAGGAGGTGAAAATTTAAATGAAACTTATAGATGAAAATGGAAAAGTGTTTTATGCACCTGATATTTCCGACGTCCATCAAGATGCGGTTTTAAGCGGTGTTTCTGTAAAATACACAAACGATGAGTATATTGCTGACCAAGTTATGCCTGTCATTCCAGTTAAAAAGGAATCAGACATTTATTACAAATACACTCGAAATTGGAAACTCCCACAATCCAAAAGGGCTGCTGGGGCAGAAGCCAATGAAGTTGAGTGGAATGTAACGACTGATACTTATTCTTGCGAAGAATATGCGTTGAAAGACCTTATTCCGGACAGAGTTCGTAATAATGCAGACAATCCTCTAAGTTTAGATGTAGATACCACAGAAAACCTTACCGACTTGATTCAGTTGGGGAGAGAAAAAAGAGTGGCAGACGTAGTTTTTGCTGCTGGCACTTATGGAGCTCAAACCTCTGCTTTAGCTGGAGCCAATCAATGGGATGATTACGCTGGAAGCGACCCCATTGGTGATGTTCGAGATGCAAGAGCAACTGTTCACAGTGCATCAGGAAAGATGCCAAATGTAATGGTTATTGGTTATCAAGCTTTTTTGAAACTTCTTGACCACCCTGACATTTTGGAGAGGATTAAATATACCCAAAAAGGAATTATTACTGCTGACCTTATCGCTCAAGTTTTTGAAGTCGATAAAATTTTAGTAGGAAAAGCCCTTGTTGACAGTACGGTTGAAGGAATTGCCGAGTCGTTGGGTTATGTTTGGGGTAAATCAGTGGCTTTGTTATACTCAGAAAGAAGTCCTGGTTTGAAAAAGGTATCGTTCGGATACCAGTTCCAGAGTAGGGGTTTTAGCGTCAAAAAGTGGAGAGAAGAAAAAAGAGCAGGAGACTTTATCGAAGCAGGAGAAATCCGTGACGAAAAAGTTGTGGCTGCTGCTTGTGGTTATTTATATACCACGGTTGTTAGTTAAAATTAGGAACATTGATAAAGGGCTGGGGGCGGTGAGTCCTCCAACGATATCCGATTAAATATCCCAGCCCTAAAAAGGTGTTGACACTCTGAAGGGAGGTGAAAAGCAACAATGATTATCAAAAATAAATATGCGACCTATGTAGGTCATAAGTTTTTAGGAAAAGCGTATGTGGTGGTTCAAAACTGGACTGCTCCTGACGCACCTGCTGTTGCTACTGTTTTGGCTGCAACTCTATTGACAGCTGCAGTTCAGACAATCAGCACAGGAATTACCAATCCTGACTTTCCAAGAGTTTTAAGTATAACTGGAGGAGACGGTAATGTTACAGGCAACGTAGTGATAACTGGAACGAATATCCGAGGAGAAACAGTTACCGATACGATTGCTTCAAGTGGAACAGACACAGTTGTAGGGGTGGTGGCATTTAAAACCGTTTCCAGTATACAATTACCAGTTTATGCTGTAGCTGGAACTGAAACAATTTCAGTTGGGATTACCGATAAACTTGGTTTACAAAGTATTCCTTTGTCAACCAGCGTGTTATCCGAAACCAGCGGAAATGCTGCCGATACTGGTGGAGCAATTTTGACCAGAGATGCAGATGAAGTTGAAAAGTGTTTGTTTGACCCGACTACTCAATGTGATGCAAGTGCCGACAAGGCGATTGCTTACATTAGTAATGAACAGCCGACAAGGGTTGGTGGTTATACAGAATAATAGTTTTTCCGTGCTGGTAGAAATATTAGCACGGAGAACTTGCCAAGCAGTTACCTCTGGAATGCGGGCAAGTAAAATATGTAAATAAATTAAGGAGGGAGGTGAAAATTATGACATTACCAGAATTACCTAAAGGATTAGGAGCAAGAGAATACGGAAAATTCCGTCAGACACTTCATGGTCAAGTGGGTGTTGGTGTCGTGAATTTAGATGAGGCACTAAATATCACGCTTGAAGTTACTGAAAGTGGTGACACGGAAATACTTCCAGCTCCGGGAGAAACAAGATATCTTACTGTTAAAGGATTCCATTTTAGCAATGTTGATGGCTCAACTATTACTGTTTGTTTAAAAGCTGGCGATGGCGACCAAGAGAGGTTTAATGTCATGTTGCCTGCAAGCGGTGGTAACTTCGACAAGAACCTTAATGGAAGAAATTGGAGACTACCAATAAATAAACCATTACTTGTTAACCTTAGTGCTGCTGGTGACGTTTTAGTAACAATAGAATATGAGGGTATTGGTGAACCTGGAGAAGAAGCGGTTTACTTGACCGATACTCAAGCGATTACTGAGGCGTTAATTAAAGAAGAAAATAAAATTATTAGTGATACTCAATCCATATCGGAAGCGAATGTTAAGGATGTAACGACTGAAAAAACTGACGTTATTTCTATTAATGAAGATGCTGATAATGTAGTTGCAGCAGAATTGGCTATGACTGATTCAGTTGCAGTTGCAGAAACAGTTGGAAATGGGATAACATTAGCCTTAAGTGATGATATTTCTATTAGTGAAGCTGAAGTTGAAGACCATTTAACGCCAGCATAAAGGAGGTGAAACTTAATGAGATATAAAGTATTACTCGGTTCAGTTAGAACTGACAAGGGTGTTGTTTTTGCTGGACAATTTGTTGACCTTACTGAAAAAGAGGGGATTGCTCTTATTCGGGAAAAGGTTGTTGAGGCAGTTGTGGAACAGAGCCAAGTGTCCGCTCCCGAAGTAAAAGAGGCCGTGAAAAGGACTACACGACCTTCAGCGAAGGCTCAGAAAAAAGCAGAGCCTAAAAAAGAGGAACTTTTGGCAGAACCCTCTTTGGACTGGACTCTTAGCGAGTTAGAGGATTTTGCAAAAGAAAAGGAAATAGAAGTTCCAGCAGACGCAACAAAAGAGCAAATATTGGAAGCAATAAAGGGAGGTGATAAGGAATGACGATTGAATTGACTAAAAAAATTGGCAACAAAAAAGTAAAGTTTGACTTGATTTCTCTTAATGGAAAGGCTACAGTTAAAAATAGTTCACTAAAGGAATTGAAAAAAAGCGGGATTAGGGAAAAGGAAATCGAGGAGTTCGGTTTTGGGGTAGAACCAACCAATTAGGTTGTTTGAAATAATTTGAAAGGAGGTGAATATTAAATGATTGACAATGCAAGACTTTTTGGACACGGTAGAGCAGTTTTAAAAGATGCTAATGGTAAAATCAAAGAACTTCGTGAGTTCGACAACGTCTTTACTGACGTTGGAGATGCACACGTTGCAGACCAGATGTCTTCTGCTCCTGATGAGGCGGTTATGTCCGACATGGCGGTTGGAACCGTATCTACTACTTTAACTGCTGGAGACACTCAACTTGGTGGAGAAACGGATAGAAATACCCTAACTTCTTTCACTCAAGGTACAGGTGGAGATGACAACAAAGTGGTTTATGTTGGAGACTGGGCTGCTGCAGATGCAACTGGTGCTTTAACAGAAGCAGGTATCTTCAACTCTCATACTGCGGATGCAGGAACAATGCTTTGTGCTCAGACTTTCTCGGTTATTAATAAGGGAGCTTCTGACACTCTGCAAATCACTTGGACAGTAACCTTCGGTTAAAACTGGTTATTCCTTGTGGTGGAATAAATTAAAATAGGAAATAGTACAAAAAGTATTGTATTTTAGTACTTGGGTTGGCAGGGGTGGGAACAAATTAAAATTATTTAAACTAAAATGAGAGAAAGATATACAAAATTTGACTTTTTTAAAGACGCTTGTTTTGAAACTGATAAAAAAATAAAGCCAAAACAAAGTCCTTTACCAAGAATTAACGAACAAACAAATTGGCAAGTTAGAGCTACTCCTGCACATAAACCTGGAGTAGCAGACGGTAAAAAATAATATGGAAAATAGTGTTTTAATTGCTATTACACATACTGGAAATATAGTTGCTGGTTTAGAGACAACCATTTCAAAGTTTGTCTATGAAAGCCAGACCAAATCCGAGATATATTTCTCAAACCTCGCACCGATTTACAACAACAGGAATTATGTTGTAAATTACTTCTTGAAGTTTACAAAACATACCCACCTTCTTTTTATTGATAGTGATAATATACCCCTTAGTAATCCTCTCAAAATGCTTGACTTGAACCTTGACGTGGTCGGTGGGGTTTATCCGATGTGGAAAGGCGAACATTTTGAGTGGAGTGCTATGAAGATAGGGCAGGACGGAAAATATAGAATGCCACCACCAGAAGAAAGAAATGGGGTTCAAGAGGTTGATTCGATTGCGACTGGTTGTATGATGATTAAAAGAGAGGTTTTGGAGGCGATAAAAGCACCTTTTAATTTGATTTTAACGGAGGGCGGTTTTAACGATTTGGGTGACGATTACGCTTTCTGCAAGAGAACAAAAGAGGCAGGTTTCAAGGTTTATGCTAACTGGGATTTGATTTGCGACCATATAAAACAAGTTCCTTTGATGACCATTGTAAGGGCATTGAAAAAGGCCTATGATGAGGGTAAGAAAAACTTGACAATAGAAAATAATAAAGATACAGTTTAATTATTAAGTTATTGGAATAAATTAAAAGGAGGATAAAATGGCTGACTTTCCTACAGACCTGTCGGCAGTAACGGATAATGTCGATGATGTCGTGGCAAAACACCTTAACAATGTTGAAGGAAAAATTGGTGTTAATAAATCCACAGTTACTACTTCTCTTGATTATTATATCAGGACGGGGTGGATAAATCCCGGTGAGACTTGGACTTACGCTTCGGCGACTACAATCACCGTTCCTGCTGGTGCAGTAGCCAGATACAGCAAAGGAGACAAAATCCGTTTTCAGAATAATGGCTCTGGAACTTGGCTTTATGCTTATATTATTACAGTGGCCGACACCCTCTTAACTGTTGCTGGGAATGCTGTTCCTGATGCTACATTAACTGACAACTTTTATTCTCATATAGAAAACCCACTAGGTTTTCCGACTTGGTTTACTTGGGTGCCTAGTTTTTCTGCAACTGGCTCAATGACATATACCTCTGTAACCGCTTCTGTTGCGGTATTTTGTATTAAAAATGATATTGTTTTTTATGATATTTATGCCGGAGGGACAACTGGCGGAACAGCTTCAAACGGATTGATCTTTACATTACCAGTTAACAGGGCTCTTACAACTACTAATTATCTTATGGGATATGGTCGTGTTTATGATGGGGTTGATGTAA